CAACAGCTTTGCCTACCCATTCTTCCCACACTTTCTTGGTGACGCCCAAGTTGGTCATGCCGCCTGGGTCAAGTTTGTGATGAACGTAACCGCCTTCGTGCTTCAGGATGGCTTTAAGGGCTTCGTCGAAGTTCTCTTTCATTTCTTGGCTTTCATGTCAATAATCTTCTCAAGCGTTCTGCCACCAAAATAGAACGACATTACCAGCATACCCCACTGACCTAGCAGCTCAACGAACGCGTCAGCAACGTCAATTAACGCCGCGTCAAGGATGGCGAGTGCCATGTACGCTACCAAGATGTAGACCAGCGTCAGTGGTCGGATGTTTTTGGACAGCCAGCTGTCGCTGGCCATGTCGGCCTGCTGGCGCTGAGTCAAGTTGTTTTGCTCCGTCTTGTACAAGTCGGTGTCGTTAGCCATCTTGGCCAGCTCGCCGTCTTGCGCCATCTTGGCCAGCTCTAGCTGCGCCTTGGCCTTGGCTTCCGGATCAGGAATCAGTTTGTCGATCAGTTTGCCGCCAATACCCAGCAGCGCGTCTAGTCCTAGCATGTCAGCCTCCTTGTTGGAACATCCACCACATCGCCCAGCAGAACAGCCCGACGACACCTATAACAACAACGACAGTAGCCGCCATCTCAGCGTGTGCCACCATCTCCTGCTTGGCGCGGCGCTTCTTCATCTCTAACGCCTTCGCGTGCAGGCGTTTCTCTGTTTCGGCTAACCTGGCTGCTTCGGCCTTGGCTTCCCGGTCAGCACGCAGCTTGTGCATGCGCTGCCAGAACTCGTCCCACATGCCGGCTTCTTGAAAATGGTAGGTGAAGACGTGCTTGATGTCGTCGTAGTATTGCTTGATCTGACGATCAATAATCATCAGCTCCATGACGTACTCGGCATCAGACACGTAGTCGGGCACCGGCTCACCTTTGGCGACTGCTGCCTCTTGAGCTACCTTGGCCTCTTCAAGCTGGCTGCGCTTGGTTTCGTATTTGCCGGCGGCGGAAAAGAACTTGGTCACGCCCGACATGGAGTCAGCCAGCGTCTTGCCGGACTCGACAGCGCCGTTGATCTCGTCAAAGGCTTCGCGGGCGAGAGCAGCGGCTTCCTTGACGCCAGTGACAACAGCCTTGACGCCCGCGACCGCCAGACCGATTGTCAACGGGTCGATCATTTGTCTTGCTTGGCCTCCAGCTTGTCAAAGATTTTGCCCAGCATGTCGCGGATGTCGCGGATGTCATCCTTGTAGTCTTCGCGAGTGACGTAGACGTGCGGCATAGCACGCACATCCGTGTCCAGCCGGTCAATGGATCGGTGGATGTTGTTCAGTATCCAGCCGCCGAAGAACCCGGCAATCGCTACAGCGATATTAAAAAGAACTTGTGAGTCCATGAGCTAAAATTATTTACGAAGATTATTTTGATTTTCGGTTGCAAGCGCATTAGACACTTGCACTCCACCTAGTGTAAGCGGACTGCGTCCAGCTTCAAACGCCGCGCGGCCTGTTTTCTTAAAAGGTTCTGCAAATTTTTCACCCTTGGCTTGACGTTCTAAAGCTTTTTCCATTGCAGCGGCAGCAAGTTTAGGGTCGAGCATCTCGGTTGCCAACTCTAACGCAAGTTTTTTATCTATCTTGCCTTGCAACTTGGTTACGATTGTATTGGCGACCGACGCAACCCGGCTCATCAAGTTAGGTAGCCGTGCCGCTTCAGTAGCTGGGAACACCTCGCCTGCCTTGCCGCCTTCACGGGCTTGCTTGATAAACTCGGCCTCACGCGCCAAATCCTTGCGAATGCCCTCGACAACTTTTACTTGGTCTGGCTCTAAGATTTGGCCTAAGTTTGTAAACCGGCTTTCGCCCGTTGAGCGTTTGATTGTTGTAGGCGCTTCTTTAACGGCGGTAGAAAAAACGCCCGCGCGTTCGCCCACCGACGTTTCGATAGCTGGCTTTAGTTTACCTTCTAGATACTGCCCGACTTGCATAATGTTAATTGGCTTACTGGCTTCTGCAAAAGTTTCTTGCGCCGCGCGGTAGCCCGGCACAGCATCAGTCAACATTTCTCGAACGTCGCGCAGTTTACCCTTAATAAACTTAGTGTCTTCTTTAGCCAGTCTAGTTTTAATGCCGTCGATTACAGAAACAATTTCGCCCGCGTCAGAACGTAACGCGCCGGTTTTTTTATCCGCAACTAAGTCATTGCGTATTTGCCGCATCTCGCGTACTAACTCGCGATTGCCTGGGTTTTTAGCAATCAAATCGTCTAGTACGGGAATGACGCTGCTGACATCTGCTGTACCTTGCTTAGCAGCTTTATAAAGTGGCGTACTCACACCGGAACGCGCGCGTTCAGCTGCAGCCAACGCTGCTTCATCTTGCGCAACAGTACCTAGCGCTTTGCCGCGCGCGGCCACGTTAGCAGCTCCGCGTTCCATGTATTCGCGCGGTTTGAGCTGAGACACTTGTTGTTGCAGGGCTGCATAACGCGGTGCAGTCAACTCGCCTGCTACCGCTGCGCCTGCCGTAGGCATACCGGCGGCCACGTACTGATCATAATTGCGTAGGGCGTTGACGATTTCTGGCCCTTGACCTTCAGCAGCCGCAAGCAACGCGGCTTCTTTAGGTGCTAATACGTTACGTACATAGCTTACGCCTTGTGCAGCGGCTTTAACAGGCGCTGCTGCGGCTTTGACTACTGGTGTTAGCGGGTTGGTGTAGGCAGATACCGTACTTAAACCACCAGCGGTTTTAGTTAGACCAGCTTTTCCGGCAATACCTGCTGCGCCACCCACCAACGTAGAAAAGTCGGCAAGCACGCCAACAGGGTCTTCAGCTATTGCACGCTTAAAACCTTCGCCGGTGCCATAGCGTTGCTTGTAAAAGTCACCTACAGCACCTGCGCTATCGATGGCTTGTTGCACACTGGCCGGATCGTAAGAGTTGTTAACGATGGTTCTTTGCACCGACTCAGGCAATGCTTTAAGGCCAGCACCGCCGATTAAACGTAACAAATCGCGCGTTGTTTCAATTGGGCTAGATACCGCCGACACTAACCCCGCCGCCTGCTGCGCAAAGCTGCTGGGAATGTTGGAAATCGCTGCGCTCGGCACTTCCATCAAAGAATATTTGCGAGGCCCAGGCACTTCGCTAGCGGGCGCAGACGCAGGAGCGGGTGCAGGCGCTTTTAAATACGCGTCTGGATCAAACGCTTGTGGCGGTTGCGCAAGATAAGCATCAGGATTAAACGCGGTTGCGGCCATTATTTAACTCCAAGACGCTGTTTAATTTGTGCAGCACGGGGGTCTTTAGGGTTTGAATTAGCCCAATCTAACGCTTGTTTATCGACTGGCGATAACTTAGGCGCTTCCCCGCCGCCGCTTTCGCCGCGCTGCCCGCGATACGAGTACGTGTCGTCGTACGCCTCACGCATCCGCGTGCGGGCACCTTCCACATCACTAATTGCCGTATCCAACGATTTTTTGACGTCAGCTGCATCTTGACGACGATCAATCGCCGCAAACGACGCTTGCAGCTGTTTACCTTCTTGGTTTGAAACGTTACCCAACGCGCCGCCGGTTTTAGATGCTTCGCGCATTTGCTGCAACGCTTCAAACCCACCTTTGGCCAGAATCTTGTCGTACAACGCTTGCGCAGCACGACCTTCTTTGGTCAACGCAGGGACACGGCCTGCAATCAGACCGGTAATTTGCGACAAGCCTGGATGATCGCGCAACTCTTTAAGATCTTTAATAAACGATTCTGACTTAGCTTCAAAACCTTTAATGGCCGCTGTTGCCTGCGGCAATACAGACTCACGTTTTTGAATTTCTTTGTTAGACAACGGCGTTTCGCCTTGCTGAGCCTTACGTTCTTCAGCTGCAGCAGAAATGTTAACGCGCGCCGCGTCTAATCTTTCCATCGCTTTATTGTGACGCGCGGTTTCTGCCGCTTGCAAAGCCGCACGATCGGCGCCAGCGCGGCCAATAGATTCCATTGCGTTAGCATGCCGCGTTTGCTCTTGAATGCGTTTGTCCTCTAATTCAAGTCGAGCTGCTTCGTTTGCTACACGCGTCTCCTCAAACCCTAATCTTTGCTCTTCACGTACATCTTTCTTTGCTGCTCTAACGTCTTCAAGTTTTTCTTTTGGCGTCAACAAACCGCGCATGGTTTTAATTTGCCATGCAGGAATTTCAGCGTCATTTTGAGGTAGCCCAGCAATTACTTGATCTGCTTGAGCGCGCGTTATTTGACCTGCATCTAATTTTTGCTGAACGCCAGATAGCACGTCATTTACAGTGTCATAACCCGCTAGCTCATTAATGGCCGTTTGAAATTGTTCTTTAGACAGCTGGCCTTTTAATTTTTCAGACTCAAACTGACGTTTTTCTTTTTCTGCTTCGCGCGCTTCTCTTTGCGAAAGTAGATTTTCGCGTTGCGCAGCACGCGTGGCAATTCCTTCATACATGCCGGGCGCTTTAGCCAGCACTTGGCGCATAAAAGGTTCTGACCCAAATTCTAACGTGGAGTCACCCATTAGTTGAGCAAGCGCGTTTCGCTCCCGTACCTGTTGCTGGTACTCTTGCGCTTTCAGCGCATTCATCTGCGATGTCTCTTGCAGGTTGCGCAGCTGCATGGCTTGCGCCATTGCATTCATCGGCGATTCAAGCTGAATCGGCCTAAACTGCCCTGGGATGGTGTAATCAATACCGGCCATATGCAACCTTTACTGAGGAACGTCAAAAGGGGACGGATTACCCGGCATACCTAACGGCGAAGTTTGTTGTTGCGGGAAGAACCGGTTCATCATCTGCTGATTTTGGTAGTAGTTCACGCCTTGACCCAGCGCGCCAGTCAGTGCATTAGCTTGGTTCATGTAGCCAGACGCGCGGATGTTACCTATAGCCGCCGCGCCTTGCGCCATGTTTTGGCCATACTGACCTGCGGCGCCGGTTAACGTATTGGCAGCGGTCTGGCTCATGCCCGCCAAAGATTGCAGTGGGTTCAATCGCGCTTGGCGCTCGATCTGATAACGGTTGAAAGCGTTGGTGTACTCTTGCGAACCCAAGTCTTGGCCATAGCGTTGCGCGCCTTTTAGGGTAGCGCCAGACAGCAGACCGCCTCTGGCCGCAGCACTGCGATCAAGCGCCTTCAAGCCTTCCTGCATTCTGAATGCGTAGCCAGGATCTGCTTGGAATTGCTGCATTGTGAATGGCGTGTACTTGGACGCAGCAACCAAGTCAGGCAGCGCATTGACGCCTACTTTACGAAACGGCTCCTGCAGCTCAACCTGTTTGTTGAACATGCGCTCTTGCGCGGCGTTTGCCTCACGTTGCGCTTGCTCTTGTGATTTAGCGGCTTTGCTGCTTGCGGCTCCGCCAAGCAACGCGCTTCCCAACATCGCCCCACCAATAATCCAAGGCATATCAATACTCCTTTTGCAATTCGCTTGCGATATGTTGCGCGGCATTTAAATCGCCGGGCGCAATTAAAACTTCATCAACCTCATCTTCATCCGCGCAGTCTGTCGCATGGACGCAATACCAAACTACATCCGTAAGTGACTTAACGCCGTGATGCTTATTAGCTTCTATGGTCAAACATGCTGGCGCGTGCAGTATCTCTTTATTACCATCTATCATAACTTCTACTGACCCCTGCGCCAAAATGGACAGGTGGTCGTACTTGTGCGCGTGCTGCACCAGCACTTGCCCTGCCGGTATGCGGGTTTCTTTTGCGTACACGCCAGAACTAAAATGGTGGTTAATCACGCAATTACCTTTACGTTACCTCGCGGCCAGATGCCCGAATATTGATGGCGCTAGCAGTTCCCGCGATAGTAGAGATAAAACCGCTCGGTGCCAAGACCTGGCCTACAATCTCTGGGAACGTGTAGACTTCCGACGGCTGCAATGTTTTCGTTTTGGTAATCAAATTCTGGTTACCCGCCGTATCTGCACCCGTTACCAAGTTGACACTAATGGTAGCGGCAGACGCGCTGTAGTTAGTAGCCGTAAACTTGTCGATGATAGTGGTCACACCCGTCGCAGTGTACTGCGTCGTTTGGGTGTTCTCCGCCGTCTTGGCGGGAATAAGGACTTTAACGGTAACTGTCATTTTAAACCTCTATTAGTTTGTTAGCTTCTAGCATAGTTTGATAGGCGGCGATCACTTCTGGCGTGTGCGTTGCCGCACAAATGGCTATCACGCGATCAGCTTCGCCGCTGTAATCGTCACCAGGGGTAACAACGTGGCGGTGAAAATGGCTGCTTATTTGTTTTCCATTTTCCAAGATTGCTGTTTTGGTTCGCACCTGAATAATGCCAATTTCCGTGACTTCTATCATGTCAACAGTAATTTTCTTTTCAAGCATTTTTTACCTCATTCTGGAATTTTTGGCCAAGCCACATCAGACGGAATAGAACATCCAACAAACATATCGCGCAATGCTTGGCGGTAAACTTTCCATTCATCGCGCTTTTCTTGTGTAAGTGGAGAGTCACCGACTTGCGTCCAGTCTGTAACTGAAAGCAACCGATTGCGTTCTGCCCGAACACCGACAAGCGGGTCTTCTGGCCTAAACTCAAATTCTTGATTTTCCATGATTTTCCTTAAACGATGCGAATGCCGCCAGTAACTGTGACGGCTGATGCCGTGCTAAAGTTACCAAGAACAACCCTTAAAAACCCAGCATTGTCAGACACAACTACTGTTTTGGTTGTTACGTCATTTCGGGTCACAACAAGTCCTGAAATCCAGCCCAGCAATCTGAATGTACTTACGCTGTCCTGAACGGTAAAGTCAAAGCGCACACCGTTGTCCAGACTGCTGTATTTGATCTTGGTATCAATAATTGCTTCACCAGCAGACGTTGTGCGGTCAACTGTGCAGTATGGAACACCACCGCTAGTTGACGCGGTACCTAAACCAGAATTGCCGCGAAATGCGCGAGAAACAGTTTCATTGGTGCCGAGCACATATTCTGAAAGCAGAGCAACTTCACTGGCAGGCGTTGATGCGTCATTGTAAGTTGACCAGCGCCTACGCAATCGGCAACTGCCATTAACAGTCCAACCAGTGGGTAGTGTGGCTAAAGAATACGATGTAGCAAAGTTTCCAACACGATTAGGCAACCAAACATCACATGAGTTTGAACTATTTGTTAATGTGACAGTGCTTCCGCTAGTAAGAAAGTAATTGTTTTTACCTAACTCTCCAGAAATCCATGTTTCAGCCAAAATGCTTTCGTTAGATTCAAACCAACAACCGTCTATGGCTAACCCTGTTTTTGGGTTTGCATCTTCAATAGAAACATCGCGCACGTTGCCTTCAAAATACCACCCTAAAACCAAAAGACCATAAACAGCGCCGCGAATTAATAGTCCTTTATTGCAACCTTCAGCAACGTTGTTTAGCATTTCCATGCCAGAAGAACCACCTGCAAACCTAAACCCCGTGCCGCGAGCCAAAGCGGTGTTGTTACCGCGATACGCGCTGTTCCCTTGAATGTTCATTACGTTGTTGAACGATTCGATGTAAAAACAAGCGTCCTCATCGTTGTCACCAGTAGTAAAACCACCACGGTGCATATTTTGCAAGATTGCTAAGTAGAAACAGCGTTTGGCCCATAATAGTGTGCGAACAGTTGAGTCAGCGCGGTTATGCTGAATTACGCAACCTTCAAGCATATTGAAGGCTCGAATACCGTATTCACAATTTGTAAACGTAAAGCCGTCAATAATTTGTTTGCGGTGCAAATAAGTTTCGTTAAAATTCCAGTTAGTAGTGCCGCCTGTGGAATAGTCCTGCGCGCCTGTCTCAAAAATTGTTCCGCTTCCAGCACCCGCGCCTTTAAGCACCGCACCAAAACCAACCATTGAAAGTCCTGTTTGGGTGGGGATAAAAACGACGGTTGGAATGTAGTAAGTTCCGGCTGGAAAGATGACTTGAACGCCCGCTGGTAAAGTAGCTGCATAGTCAAGGGCAAGGCGAATCTTTGCCGCCACATCTACGCTGCCCGTGTTGCCCACAACATCAGCAATTTCAGCTGCTGTCATGTAATCCAAAACGTTGACCGGCGCGCCTTGCACCATCGAATACGTCGCTTTTGTTATGGCCATTTTTTTTCCTTTATGCAGCTAAATAGTAACCGCTAATCCACACATCACTTGCGGCAAACAAACTTGCTGGTGACGCATTGATTGCGCCCACATTGTCTTTTGCACGAATAAGCAGCGTTGTGCCGCCTGCGCTGTTAATTAAACCAAAAAACACCGGAGTGTTTAACGTCGTATTGCTTAAGATTACATTAAAAATTGCAGACTCTGCGCGCTCATCCAAAGATGCAACCGCAAAAGGCAAGTTGTTCATTGTTACTGTTCCAACAGGTGAAGATACAGATGAGATGGCAAACTGCCCGCTGATGTAAACAACACGGCCAATTTTGGTGTACGCCAGCCTATTTTCAGAAGCATTTAATGTAATGGTTCCGCTAGTTCCGCAAGTCAATGTGGGGTCAAAATAACCTTCTTCATAGTCAGCCAACAATTCGCTAGTGCCTGTGCCAGCCGTAGCAGAAAAGTCGATGCCTTTGCCGGATGTAGCAATTACAACGTTGCCGCTTACCGACAAGTTTGTCGCGCCTGGATCGGTTGTGTTGCCGATAGAAACGCCGCCGGATGAATGGATACGAGCGCGTTCAGTTGGGCTACTTGCGCCATCAGCAGTCGTGCTAAACACCAACCTGCCGGGCATATCGTTTGTGCCGGGAGTGCCGTCTACTGATGCAGTAATTGCGGCTGCTTGAATACCATCAGTTCCATCAGCGCCAAGAAAACCAATAGTGCCTAAAGTATCGCCGCTTGCAACAGATGTAAAATCGCCAACTGTTGTTCCACGCGATTTTAAAAACCAATAAGAATTGGCAATAGTATTCCCGCTAAATCTAGAAATACCAGATTGCGCGGCTCCTGCCGCATTTATTTGAATGTTTGGCGTAATTGACAAAGAACTTGAATACGTCAAAGCAGCTGTTGATCCAACAACAGTACGACCATTTGCATCAACAACAAACGGCGAATTATCTGGGTTTGCGCTATCTTCAACCAACAGAGCGTTACCGGCGCCAGTTTGCGTAACGCGCAAACCATTCGATGCGCTATTGACCGATACAACTACGCCACTACCGTCAAACGTAAAGTTAGAACTTGTAGCCAGCGCGCTTGTGCTGCTAGCATAAACAACACCGTTGGCAGTGAATGATGACAACCCCGTACCGCCGCGTGAAGTGGCCAGCTGCCCTGTCCACCCCAACGTCAGGCTAGTAGCAGCAAGCAACGCCGTGCTGGGCGACCCGCCCAAAGTCAGCGTGACGTTCGTATCGTCAACTTCAGTCAAGGCCGCAGCAGTTACGCCAATAGTCGGCGTAGTGCCGCCTGTTGAAGTAATAGGCGCAGTAGCCCCAACAGACGTTACTGTACCGCCGCTGCCCGTGGCGCTTAATGTGCCGCCGCTAAACGATACGCCTGATCCTATAGCAACATTACTAAACCCGCCTAAATTGTCGCCATACAAAATGGAAGACCCGTTAGTTAAAAAACTAACTGGTGGAACAGACGTGGCCGATAGCCCGTCAATTTGAGATTGCAATTCAGCCAGCTCGGACAACACCCAGCTAGTCAAAGGCAAGACCGATAAGGCTTCGACTTGCTTGGCAAGCTCAGCAATCTGCTCGTTGGCCGACTCTTCAGTCGGTTGAATTTTAGTTGCCTCAACATCAATAATGATGTCAACAAGATCTTCCTGCTGCGGTGCAGGCGGCCCTAGCTGCAAGTCTGTCAGCGACGTTACGTTAGTGCCGCTGCCGGTCAACGTAAATAAATTTAAAAAAAACCGATACCACTCGCGCGAAACAAACCCGCTGCGCTCGTCAATCAACGGCACGCGTGGTGGCGTGATATTTGTGGTGTTATTCGGGCTAGGCATTGGTTGGGCTAAGAATAAGTTCTGCGCCCATAATGGCGACCTTGACCGGATCGGTCATTGACAGCTCGTACACCCGATCACGCAGCTTTAAGGTCATGCCTAGTCGGCGCCAGAACACCCGGCGGTAATACTCGCCAATTTTTCCAATGTTAGCGGTGTGGTAGTTAGACCAAGTGTGGCCGCCGTCATCCGACCAGCGCAGCATAACCTCTGGGTCACTGCCTTGGCCCACGTTCAGACCAACACCCGCCTCCACGTCAAGTTGCAAACTGTGGTGCGCGGTACGTTTCAAGTTGTTTTGGCCAGTCGGCAGCGCCCGCCATGACCGCAGCCATTTCTGAATCTGCCCGTTATCATTGTAGTCGTCCAGATCAAACGCGTAGATGTTGGCGTTCTCAAAGTCCCCCACAATGATTTCGTTGTTAAACGACATCTGGCAGTTGCTGCGGTGCCGGGTAAATGACCCATTATTCCAACCCGCCCGCTCATGCCAAGCCTGCGTAGCCACGTCGTAGACCCATGTCGTGTTAGCGGTAGGAAAGACCAGCACGTAAAAGCTGTGGCCATCTTGCTGGTAAGTGTAGCCAATCGCATCGGCCAGACTGCCGTATTGTTGGATCTGCCATTCAACGGCGTGTGTAGAGATTCGCTGACCGCTGTAGCCGTTAGCCCGGTACACAATCCCCTGCCCACGGGCGTCTTTGCCCAACCAAAAAATACCGTTGTCCAGCTTGGCTACCGAATACGCGGCGGCGCAGCCAATCTCGTTAAAGGCGCCCTGAATACGCTGCAAAGGAAAGTCAGCATTACCCGCGTCGTACCATACTTCTACAGAATTGGTGCCAAACAGCCAGGCTTCGCGGTGGTCAACAATAAGCGATATTAAGCCGTCGGGCGAACCTTCTGCGCTGGCAAAATCAAGCGGGTCAACGGACAGGCCGTCAAGCAGGCTGGTCACCCAGACTTTTTGGCTGTTAGGCTCGTTAAAAACAAAATAGCCATCCAAAAACCCTACGGTCACCGCACCAGGGAAGTCAGGGTCAGTGATAGGCGCAAATACGTTAGTGGTGGCGTTATAGATGTAACTGGGGCCGTTAGCCGCCACAAAGAGCTGCGTGCCGTTGTCCGACATGGACACCGGGCCAGTGCCCGCAATAGTGCCTAACAACGTGCTGGTGTAGCTGCTGTTAATCTTGTACAGCTGATTGCCCGATACAACGTAACCAAAATTGCCAAACGTCCACATTCCCCGAATTGGGCCAAGCCCAACGGTTGCCAATAAGCGCAACCCCGGCGCCCGCTGCAAGAACGCAGGCTCTTTGCCGGCTTCTGGTACGATCTCAGGGAACAGGTTAACCATACGCGCAGCCGCAGCGTTGACGCTGCGAGCTACGTATGTGGAGCCAAGGATGGGCGTTTTCACGGTTTAGAAGTTACCGGCGTAGATGTTATACCGCTGGTGAGTAGCCACCAACGAGTAAGGCATAGACATCACGTCATCTGGGTTGTTGATGCGCTTCAGATTACGCTTGGACGTCATGGCAATCCGCTGCACTTGCGGTGACGGCTCAATGCCAAACTCAGGCGCAAACTCCATCGCCAAGTTGTACACAAACGCCCGCAGATAGCCTGGCGGAAAAGTCAAATTGGTTGCCAAGTTTGCGGGGGTAGTCAGCTGTTGCACCGACACAAAATGCCACTCCAAAACCCGTGTGGGCTTTGGATAAATGGTCATGGTAATGTCGGGGTACGTGTTGTTGACAAACATCACCTGCGGGTACGTGCTGGTCACGGTCTTAACCGCAATGCCGTTGTACTGCTGCTGATTGATCAGCTTGATACCGTAGGACACGTTGGTCTGCGGGTCGCGGAAGTACGTCGCGTCATCAATCAGAATAGGGCGATTGCCCACAAAGTCACCAGTTGGCCCTAACGTGCGGGTAATGGTGTCAGGAGGCCACAGAAAAACTTGGTCTTCCGTGCAAAACACAGCCAGACGCTCGGTGTTCCAAGAATCAATCATCTGATTCAAGGCGGTCAAGCCGTCTTGCATTACCGAAGCCGAAGACGTCTCGCCTTCAGCCAACACGCCCAACAACCGCAAGGCTCTGTTAATTTGATCGCCAGCAGTAGTGGCCATGTCTGCTCCTTATTCTGGTGCCGCAGCCTCTACTGGCGGGCGGCCACGACGACGTTTGGGTTCCAGCTCGTTGACTGGCGCCGCTACTTCGGGAGCCGAAGGCGTGTCGGGATTATACCGCTCCCAACCGTTTTGTTCATCAAAATCGGCTTCCAAATCCATGTTAGCGACTTTGGTGCCGTGAACAGCGTGTCGTAGATATATAGTCATAGGGTGTATAGGGGCCGAAGCCCCTATTTTTTACAGGCAGTGAATAATGGCAAAGTTAATTACGATTGCTTCAGACAGTGACCCGCCTGAAATATTACGCAACGTAATGCTAACGGAACCTGCAGCAAGCGAATTAGCAAACACATTGTACGAACCGGGCGTAGTTTGACCACCAGAAATAGTCAAAATTACCGCGTCGTTTGCGCTAATTGTGGAGTTATTTAACGTAAACGTTGCGTTGGTTGCCGTAGCCAAAGACGCGTTATTCATTGTGATTTGACCAGCAGATTTATTCAACGTAACGGCTGTTGATTTGCTGGTAGCTTGCGTTACAGCACCTTGCGCGGCGGCGGCGTACCCAAGTTCGGTGGTAGCGTAAACAGTAGTGCCGACAACAGTTGAGGGCGTAGTTGCACCAATTGTGCCGCCGTCAATGTCTTGGTCACTATATGCAACGCCAATTGATTTGGTGTTACCCATTTTTTAATCCTTTAAAAAACGGGGGCCGAAGCCCCCGCAGATTTATTTCAGAAATGCTGAGTAAGCAGCATCGCCAGTGCGAACAAACATGTAAGTGTGTGCGCCGAAACGTGGGACAGTAACAGAACCAAAGATCGTAATGCCTGTGCCAGTGGTAACTGGAACAGTAGATGACGAGCCGGTATTGTTGTTGTTGCAGATTGTCAACTCAAACGACGAACCTACTTTAGCGCTAGGAACAGCTGCGTCCAGCAAAGTAGCCGTAGGAAGAGTAACGGTCAGCGTTGCGTCGCTACCTTTGTTGCACACAACTAGGCCAGCAGCTACTTGAGCGCCGGTCAAGGTGGTGTCGCCGGTCAGAGTTGTAGGGATAACTTGAGCGCCAAGAATTGCCTCGCCCAGATTGCCATCGCCGAGCTGGTATCCACCAGCGCCATTAGGAAGAGCCATGATAAATTTCCTTTAAAAAGAGTCGTTAATGGGGGCTAAAGCCCCCACCAGTGCTTAGCCCCAGACGCGGCAAGCCATTTGCGGACGGATTGTGCTAAAGCCGTACAGAACGTCGATACGGCAAGGCAGACGGTCATTGTTGATGTCGTATTGACGAACAATACGCATCGAAATGCCGTTGTGGACTTGGCGGGAAGCCATGTCAACGCCTTGTGGCATCAGCAAGTCAGCGGTCGCAAAAGTGATCGCATCTTTGTGGTAGACGAGGTTCTGTGCGTACTGACCAGTAGCGTTACCCACCATAGTGACAGCAGCGCCGGATGCAGGCAGTGAAGTCACAGTAGCCAGAGCTTGAGTTGCCGAGTACAGCGCTGGGCTGATCGACAGCGTAGCAGTTGACGAGCCAGTAGCAGCGGCAGTCACAACGAACTGCTGAAGCGAACCAGTGGACTCACGGGTCTGTGGGTTGACAGCAAACACGTTAGCAATAGTAAACACGTCGCCGACATTCCATGTCTTAGACGAGCCAGTAAAGCTGATTGGCAGGGTGGACTGACCTTCAGTTGTAACGGTCGAAGTCACAGTGATGGTGGTACCCCAATCGCCGTTGGTGTGCTGCTTAATTGACTGAGACATGTTGACTTCATCAAAGCCCAGAACGCCGGTGCCCATCATGCCGTTCTTGAACTGGCGGCTGATAGTGTCGGTCGGGTTAAACAGACCTTTCATGCCTTCAACCAGACCAGCGTTAGCAGCTGGGTTAACCGTTGCGTAGCGTGGCGACATCACAGCAGCGTTTTCGTTCAGCTTCTGCTGAGCTTGCAGCAGAACGAGCGAAGTCGATGGGGTGGTGCCTGGGGTGCCAACGGTGTTACCGATTGCTTTGTATGCGTTAGCAACGTCAGCATCGATGCTGGAAGCCAACTGCGAAATACGAGGCTTCAGAACACGCTCTGCGAAGTCATCCAACTGCATGGTGAGTTCGGCGGAGGTGAAGTTCACACCGATGTGCTTCTGCGAAGCCACGGTCAGGGTGGTGAACTGTTCGTTGTCGTCCTGAACTTGCAGGGCGGCGCCGTCGGTCACCAGAGCGCGGTCTGGTAAACGAATACGCAGAGTCGAGCCAATTTTAGCGCCTTCAACGGCGAAAGAGTCGTCGTACTGACGGTTAACGTTACGAGTGATTACCAGGTTGTTCTCGAGGATTTCGAGAGCCTTACGGGTAATCATGTCGATGGTAAGAATCGAGTTTGCCATGATATTTAGTTCCTAAAAAGTTAGCGGTTACGTTGGGCTTCCCACTTCTTCATCTGACGCTGGCGATCCGCCTCAATCCACTC